AGGCTCGCGCTGTGCTGCTGCGTCTGGCTGAGACGGGCGGGCACGAGGCGGTCGCACGGTACGTTTTCGAGCTGTTGGCGCAGCACGGGCCACTTGATCCGCCCAAAATGACCGGTTCTTCACCCGATCGCCGTGATACATCACGGCCGCCAGTACGTACCTCAGCGGCAACGCCAGCAGGTCAGCAACTCGCACTATCGCTCGGGCACTCATGACTTGAATCCCCTTCCGCTGCTGGCTGATGGCCTGTTTGCTGATCCCCAGCTCGTCAGCTAGCTTCGCGTCGCTTTGCAGGTGGTGTTGCGCCTTTACGCGATCGAGCAATTCGTTATTGCTCGGCGGCTCTTGCTTCTTCATGTTGACTCACTCCTTCGTTAAGCGTACTTTACAACTCGTCAAGGGTGCTTGACGGTCAGGCACTCGGTTAGACCATTGAACGCAGAGGTTTTTATGTCGGAACGTGCTCTTGTGCTGTCCTGCGACAGCTGGGATATGACGGACGAGAAAACCGGGGAAATGCGGCGCGGTCTGTCGGTCTGGTATGTCAATGACTACCGCGACGACGGTTCCGAGTCCCTTGGTTTCAAGCCCACGAAAGTGAGCGCCGATCGGCAGCTGCTGGACAAGCTTCGCGATGCGAAGTTGCCCGCGCTTTTCGATCTTGATTTTGGCTCGAGGCCGGGCGCACAGGGTAAAGCGACTTTGACGCTTATCGGCCTGACGAAGGTACAGAGCGTCGATCTGTTCCGTACGGCTCAGAAAGCCGTTCCGGTGTCTGCCTGATGATCGCCGCGACCTGCAATCTCGTGCTCTGGGTCAGCGTCTGCGTCGCGGTCGCGCTGGTGGTGCGTGAGTGGGTGCGGCAATGAGTTCTGGTGCGCTGATCTGCCAGGGGCAAGTCACCATTGCCAGCGATGGCGCGCCACTGTGTTCAGGGGTCTGGTCGCTGATGGCCGTCCCCGAACCGTTCGACCCGTCGCAATTGGTCCTGACCGACCTCGCGGCGATGTTCACATACGGGTTCGGCCTCGTTGGCTTGTGCTGTGTGTTGGGCGTTGTGGGCGGACGTCTCCTAAACCTGATCCACCATCCCTACGACAAGGAGTAACACCCATGGTTGAAGCAATCACCGGCGCAGTCGATTTCGCGGCCATCGTCACCGGCGCAGGCACCGTTTTCGGCGCTCTCGCTGTTGCCTATGTGGCGTTTAAGGGCGGCCAGATGCTGATCAGCATCATCCGTCGCTAAGCGCGGCTGGGTAGAACTGGGGGCCGCTTGGCCCCCTTTTCGTTTCGGGGAGGTGGTCGCTATGACAATGATTTCACTTTACGAGTGGTCGTTCCTGATGATCGGTTGCCTTTGCGGTTATGCCGTGTTCGGGAGGCTGTGATGGTGCGGATTCTTTGCGCGCTGGTGGCTTTGTGCTGTGCGGGTAGTGCCTGGGCGGTGGATTATTACTGGGTGTACACCGGAGCTACCCAGTATCGTGGTTCGTCTGCGGCAGAGGCATGTCATAGTGCGGCGACTGGTATTGGGTATGCGGGCAGTCGTCTTGGGTCGTTGGTTACGGGGCCTGGTCACAACACTCCGACGTTTCAGTGTTTTTTTCAGTCTTCTTCTGGTGGCGAGATTAAGCGCAATAACGTTATCCGGTACGGTGATTCTTGCCCGGAAGGTGCCACTTATAACCCGGATTCGGGGGAGTGCGAGGCACCAGAGGCAGACCCGTGCGAGGTTAAGTCCGGCGAGTCCCAAGTGTTCACGAAGGGCGGCACTGCTGGCGACGGCTATTTTACGCTCTCCGGCGGTTACGGTATTCCCGCGCAGAGCGCTTGCTCTGGCGGCTGTGCGGTCTCTACGGTTGATCAGAAGTGCACATCCAGGGTGACTGGCGCGTATACCTGCCGCGGGGTCGCTTACTTCACGGGGCAGGCGTGCGACGTTACTGGGACCGGTACTGATGTTTCCGACGCTGCTCCGGACACGCCTGAGCCTGAGCCTCAGACAATCACCGAGGAAAAACCGTGCGAATACGTTCAGCAGGCTGACGGCACGCTCGCTTGTGATTCTCAGAAAAGCGTCGAGAAGGAGGGGCAGAGTTGCGGCACCGTGAATGGTGTCCGCAAATGCGTCGATGCGGCGCCGTCAAAGAACGGTATCGACATTCGGACCGAGGTTACAACCGAGCCCCTGGCTGATGGCGGCTCTAAAACGACGAAGAAAGACGTGGCCACGGTGACCAAGTGCACGGGCATCAATCAGTG